TTTCATGCCGTCTCTTGACTCCCTCATCGCCGAATGGATGGAACATCTCTTCATACAGCGTGGCCGGCAAGCCCGTGGTGTGGAGCAGTATGCAAAGATCGTCCGCTCCTTCTTCGCCTGGACCGGCGTTGATGGTTTGCCTACTCTTTCGCCGGCAGCCATCAGCCGCAACATAATCACCGAGTGGCAGAAGGCCCTGTTTTACGATATGGGCAATATTTCCAATCGCTCCAGGGCATCAAAGCTTTCGGCGGCCCGCTCCTTCTTCGCCTGGTTGAAATATGCCGGATACCGGGCGGATGATCCTACCAAAGGTATCCCCTCCCCTCGCATCCAGCCAGCGCTGCCTCAGAAGTTTTCGACAGAGGAACTCCGGCTGCTGTTTGCCGCTCCTGCCAAGGATAACGCCATGGGGATCCGCGATGCAGCCATGCTGAAAACAATGTATGCCGCCGGCCCTCGAGTATCTGAGCTGATCAACCTGGATATCAGCCACGTCCAGGACACCGGTGGCTACATCCGTCTACAGATCATCAACGGCAAAGGCGGCAAGGACCGGACCATCACCATGCAGCGGAATCCGTCCCGGGCGCTTCGTGACTGGCTCCTCCTTCGCCGCGAGATCGAAAGCGACTGCGATGCCATCTTCATTCGCCTGAAAAAAGGCGGTCACCAAGGGAAAAGCGACCGGCTGACTGATCGGAGCGCACAAAACGTCCTGAAAAAGTATTCCCGGATGGTCGGCATCGGTGACGCCGAGGTCTTTGCTCACAAGATGCGATCGACATTCATCACCGATCTGTATGACAGCGGCCATGACAAGTGTCCGCGCTGCGGCTGCGGGGTTCGTAACTACGATATTTTTGAAATCATGCTGCTGGCCGGGCACGAGGACCCGAAAACCACCATGGGATACACGGCTATCAGTGACCGGCGGCTCCGTAAGATCGCCATCCCTGACCGGCGTTTCAATGAAATAGAGGAGGGTTAGATGAAGAAAAACCGGTACCATGCTGATTTTTTTGAGACCTTTAAGGAAATCAGGGAAGAATACGGGGCAGGCATAGCCACTGGTGTGATGCAAATCATCGTCATGCGGCACGGTAACAGTCGAATTTACATTCCGGATCCCAGGGACGTCTACCGGGAAGAACGCGATCGCAAGATCCGGAGCAAGTTCAATGGCGCCAACCTGCAGGAGCTGGCGATTCTGTTCAGGATATCCATTTCACAGGCGAGAAGGATCGTACAGGAGGGGTGATGCGTTCAAATTTGGTCATCTCTGTTCGGCAGCCATGGGCATGGCTGATAATCGCCGGATTCAAGGACATAGAGAACCGGGGTTGGAAAGACAATAATCCAGGTCTCAAGGTTCGAGGTCGTGTGTTAATTCACGCATCCAAGGGTATGACTCGTGATGAGTACGAGTGGTGCTTGCGGACCTGTCATGCAGTCAGTAGAACACATCCGTTTCCTGCTGGGACAGTGTTGCCTGGGATAAAGCAGTTAGAGCGCGGCGGCATTATCGGCAGCGTGGAGATTGTGGATTGTGTAAGTAAGTCGGATTCGCCGTGGTTCTTCGGGCGCCATGGCTTTTTGCTCCGCAATCCGCAACGGCTGCCCTTCTATCCATGCCTGGGGCAGCTCGGGTTTTTCAGACTGTGACCTACGGCAAGACGAAACAAATATACGCGCCGATGTGGCATATCATTAAAAACGATGGACGGCCGCTATGTAAGCCGTCATTGAGGATTGTGGAAACAGTTCAGGCTGATCCTGGCCGGGTCTGTAACCATTGCGAACACAGTTCCCAACTCCGACGCAATCAGCGGCATTTGTTGCCCATGTGCGTCGATGGTGATGGAATATAATTCAGGAATATGCCTCCCCACCCCCCTTAAAAACTTCCATACTTGGGCCAACTACGGCTTGATAATCTGCTACGAAGCCCTCTATGGCGTGAAAAAGCATTTTCACCCCAGGAGGGCTTTTCCGTGGAAGAAAAACATCGCGAACAACGCATTCAGGAACTTCAAGAAGAAATTGACCGCCTTGAGGCCGGCGAAGAGCCGGAAGGGGATCCCCTTCTCGAACGCCTTACCGTCAAGAAGCGTCCCTATACCCTTTCACCCGCTGCCCTTGCCGCCAGAATCCGCAATGCCCAGCTTTCCACCGGGCCTGTCACGGCAGAAGGCAAGGCCGCTACTTCGCGCAATGCCTGGAAACATGGCCTGAACGCCCGGCGCCGGTCTCTTCTCTTCGGAAAACCCTGCAAATCAACCTGCCCCAAATACCCCTGCTCTCTGGTTGACGATGGAGATGTTGCTCCAGGTCAAGACTGCCTCGATAAAGAGCTCTTTCTCGATAACCTTCGCGCCCTCGAGGATGCGGCCACAACTGGCCACCTGGACGGAGTGAAGCAAATGGCTGCAGCCACCCTGGGCGGAACCGTCTCGGTCATCCAGGAGCTGCAGTACGCCATCCTTGAAAATGGTGTCTTCATGAAATCGGAAAAGCTGGACAAGGACGGCAAAGTCATCGGCTATGAGCTGAAACCGAATCCGGCCCTCCTCCCCCTGGGTAACCTGCTCAAATCTGCAGGCCTCACCCTGCCCGATTTCATGCTGACCCCGCGCGAAGTTGACCGCGGCACTACCGAGAAAGAAGCCGCCAAGGGGCTGGCTGAATTCTTTGCCGGCGCTTCGTCCCAGTTGGCGAAGGCCAAATCACAAACAAAGGAGAAGTGAGCAATGATGAGAGCAAAAATGAAGGTGACGGGTGCTATCAAACACTCTGACACGTGTTTGGAATTGACCATGACGGCCGTGTGTAAAAATGATGGCTACCCAGCCGACGGCACCGATGAAAATAACACCTTTGCCAAATGGACACCTTCAGCCGAGGTTAAAATGTCCATCACCAACCCTGCCTTGGTAGATAAATTTGTCGCTGGACAGGAATACTACGTGGATTTCACCAAGGCCGAATGAACCCCCTTGAGTCAGTCCATGACCTGAAGAAAGGAATCCTGGTCCCGGAGGACGTCTTTGAAAGCGTCCTCCGGGACCTCGATTGGACATGGCACCAGATTGCACGGAAAGAATTTCCTCCCCCCTTCTCTTCCCTGGAGGAATTCCAGCTGGCAATCATCTGCAGCAACCGGTTGCTCTGGTGCCAGGCTTTCCTCCGGGAGCCTGAAGACGCCGATCACCAGGCGCCCTATTCGTTCTTTGACTATCAGATACCCTCGATCATCAATGACGGCAGCGTTGTGCACCAGGACGGCGCGGAGGTCGGCAAGACGCGTGAAATAGTCGCCCTGGCCATGTACTACTTCTGCAACATCCGCAACGGTTCAGGCCTGGTTGCCGCCCCTCAGCAGACGCACCTGGATGAGATTATCGAGGGCATGGATAACCAGTTCAACTGGAATGAGGACCTGAAACCCCTTCGCAACCATTCCCGTATCAAGGGAGGATGGAAAAAACAGCCTCACCACGCCTTTTACGGGGTCAATGATTTCAAGATCGACTTCCGGCCGGCCGGGTTCGATGGCGAAGCGTTCCGCGGGATCCACGTATCCACGTTCGGCATGTTTGACGAGGCCGCCAAGGCGAAGAATAAAAAACAATGGTCCGAATTCTGGCGGGCGCTGAAACCCGGCGCCGTGTGCCGTGTCTATTCCGTTCCTGATGGCGATCGGGAATCCGAGTATTACAAGCTGACCATGCGCGCGGCAGGCAAGCAAGGTGAAGGCCTCGCCCTGGCGAAAGATGCCGGCCACGTAAAGAACCTTTCCTTCACCCTGTACCGGTGGGCAAAAGACATGATGCCGTTCCCGTTCTGGTCTCCGGAGCGGAAACGGTTCTACATCGACCAGTTTGGCGGCGAGGATTCCCCCGGGTACCGGCACAACGTCAAAGGCGAACATGGTGACCCGGAGAATACCGTGTTCCCGTGGCATCAGTTCCGCCTGTGCATCAAGGATATTCCGGAGTATCGGGGCCTGAAAGTAATGGTCGACTCCGCCCGGGATGAAGTCACCGTCGAAGGTTACAGCTGTGACTTCCAGTTGGGCGCTGAAGGGCCTGTTCCGAAACACAGGATTCTCCTCGAGGAGAGTTTCAGCGCTACCAACCTCTTCACCATCGACAGCAAGGGGGAAAGCCAGTTCAGGGCGCTCATTCGTTCGTTTTTCGTCACAGTCCCGGGAGCGAAACGCGCGGGAGGCGACTTGGGGTTCAGCCAGGACCCGACTGAAATCCTGGTTAAAAACATCATCGGCAAAAAAGAGCGGCTGGTAGCTCGGCTGCAGCTGAAACAGGTCACCTATGACCAGCAGTGCCAGGCTCTGGATGCCATTGACGATATGTATGGCGGCGGCAAGGATGCGACCCTCCTATGGGGGACCGACTTCGGCAACGCCGGTTCGGCTGTCGCCCATGACCTGCAGGGGCTGCCCCAGTACGAGCACAAGGCCTATGATGACCGGCTCAAGGGCTTCATGTTCCAGTCCACTACCGACAATATCGATGAGGACGGGGAACCGGTCATCGACGCAAAAACCGGCAAGCCGGCAAAGATCACCCTGAAGGAGCTGGCCACCGATCTGCTCGTCAAGAAAATGCAGCGGCAGAACCTGGAGTATCCGCCGGATCAGGAAATCATTCTGGCGTACACCAACCACACCTGCAGGATCGGCGAGCGGCAGCGGATCTACAACAAGGAAAACGATCACCTCATAGATGCCGACCGCGCCCAGCAGCTGGCCGGAGTGCTCGGCATCGAAATTGAGGATCTGTTCGACTGCGGATAGGAGGATTTATGACGGTGCATATTCCGATGTGGGTGTTTTGGACTCTCGGAGGAGTTGTTGGACTCGTTATTCTCGGGTTGGCTGCTCTGGCTGTCTATCTTATCTGGATGTTCCGGAAGGTAGATTTCCGACTTAACTGGTAGGGAGGGATAAATGGTTCTATTCACGTACGGCGGGTTCAACAATCTCATCATGATCGCTCCGCGCCCCGCGTCAAATCGCCAGGAGAGACGCGCCATCATCGCCCAACGGCGCAAAAAGGATAGAAAATGAAAATCTTCGGTTTAGAGATACGCCGGTCCTCCAAAGCCCCGGCGGACATCGCCACCCGTCCCCAATACCTTCCCAGCAGTCCCCAGGGGATACTCACTTCCTATTTCCAGGATTATTACCTGCGCAAAGTCTCCGGCGATTTTTATGAAGCCCTCCGGGAGGGGATTCCGGTTATCGATTCCGCAATCCGCCGGCTGATCTCTCTTAACGGCACCATCAAGGTCATCGGCGATAATGCGGCCATCGTCAAGGAGCTGGAGGACTTCTGCCTGAACGTCCCCGTCAACGGTCACCAGAAGGGGATTCACGCCTTCCTGGAAAATTTCTCCAACGAAACCTTTGAACAGGGCTTTTCCCTGCCGGAATTCATTGCCACCCCGAAGCTGGACGATATAGCCGAGCTGCGGGTACCGGACTCGAAACAGATCATCTTCCGGCGCAATGCCAACGGCACAACCGAACCATGGTACAGGTACCTGAGCGGCACAAGCCCCGCGGCCGTCAACCGCTATTCCTCCCCTGCAACCCTGGTAGAAAGAATTCTCAGCGCCACCTATAACCAGTCCCTCTACATCAACAGCGGCTGGGAAGAGAAACTGAACCCCGCCAACAAGCTCTATTTCAGCATCAACAACGAAAACACCGACCCCTACGGCGTCTCGCTCATGCGCTCCATGGAGTTCTGCTCAAAACTGCTCATGACCATGCAGAACAGTATCGGCAACGTCTGGGAGCGATTCGGGGACCCCTCCTACCATGTGAAATACAAGACCAACAAAAAGGATCTTGGCCAAGATACCCTTGAAGCTCGCCGGCAGAAGATCCAGACCGACTTTGACAGCGCCATCCGGGCAAAGAGGCTCGGCAAATCCGCCGATTTTGTCTCTGCAATTTCCCAGGATGCGGAGATGGAAATAAAAATCATTGGCCACGAAGGGCAAGTGCTGGAGATGGAGATTCCCGCGCGTCACGTCCTGGAGCAGATTGTCAGCAAGACCGGCCTTCCCGCCTGGATGCTGGGCATTTACTGGAGCACCACGGAACGCATGGCCACCCTCGAGGTGGAAGCGGCCCTCCAGGATGCGAAAATCCGCCAGTTTACCATGCTGCCTGAGCTGATCCGTCTCTTCTCCGTGTTCCTGCGGCTCCGGGGAAAGACTTGGAAAACAGTCACCACGGACCCGGAAAAGCCGGGCGACTGGGGCATCATGTTTGAAATCCCGAATATCCGCGATCAGGTCTCCATGGCCCAGGCGGAATTCCTTCGCGCCCAGGCCCGGCAGATGGAAAGCATGTCAATCAGCGAGAGGACCGAGCCGGGAAAGGAGTAGACCCCGGCGGCAAAAGCTACCGGGGTCATGTCCACGGCCATACATGCACCTGCGGCTGCAAGGGTGTTTCCGGCAATAAAGAGCTGCAGCGACCCGAACCGTGGCCGCAACTTGACCAGGTCGAAGACAGCTTTGAAAACGACCTGGTCTACCACTGGGACGAACTCAAGCAGAAGACCCTGGCAATTCTAAGCCTCGGCCCGGCTCCCAAGGGGATGAAGGAAACCATTCCTCCCCCTGCCGGACTACCGTCCATGGATACATTTACCTTTTCGCCGGAACAGCGCGCGGCGATCATGCAGGCCATGCGCGGCTTCATCGGCACCTATGACATAGCCGATGCAGACTCCCCCCTCAAACGTTATTACGGCGAGGCATACAGCCTTGGCGTTATCCAGGCGGCCCGGATGATCGGGCAGGACCGGCCCATCCTCGACATCATCAAGAACAAAGAGATTTACGACACCCTTTGCCGTACCGGTTTCGACCTGGTGAAAGACAACGCGACAAAGAGGATCGTGAGCCAGATCCTGCCTGAAATGCAGGCGCTCAGCCTGGCCGGGGCGAATCCCCTTTCCGTGGCCGAGCGACTGAAGACACTGTTCGGCAACAAGAACAGCGACTGGCGTCGTCTGGCCCGTACGGAAATGACCATGGCCGCCGAGTCAGCCAAGCGTGACGAATGGCTTGCCTGGAAAATAGAGCAGGTAGACTTTGTGCCGGCCCCTGATGCATGCCCCATCTGTCAGGCTCTCAAGGGGACGTACCCGACCAAGAAAGTACCTATCCCCGGGAGAGACACCCACCCGCACTGCCGTTGCTCCATCCGTCCGGCTGCCAAGGAAAAAGAGGCACCACAGGGCCAAGGTCTGGCGGAAAGGTTTGAAGTCAACAGCATCGATGACATGAATGGGATGCTGACCGCCTATCACCAGGAAAATGCAGGAGTGCTACAGAACGGCTTCAGCTCCATATCAGAAACCGGCGATAGTTACTTTATGGCAACCTACCCGACGCGCGGCGATTTTATGGTTTCCAACAGAAAGCGTTATGACATCGGCAACGGGTTCCACCCCTCCGTTGATCTGGTCAGTGCTATGCAGAAGATCAGGAACAAGGTCCCCCTTACCTTCAATGAAGAGTATGCAGTGGAAAGCCTGTGGCATGAGATCTGCCATAACCGCGCCACGAAAATTGCCCCTGTGTCGCGTTCCAGCTCACAGCAAATCAACATGGAGACCCTGAACCAGTTTGTGGCCCGGCACACCTACCCGAAGTTCATGGAGACCCTGGGGGGTGAGGTTAGATATGCAGATGAGATCCTGGAGAAGGGGTATGGATACGGCACGTGGGTGAAAAACTTCCGCGCGTTGTTGAGAAAGTTGAATCTCAAGGAGCCCGACCACCTGCCGGCATTTGAGGCGATCCTCTATAAGCGGAAGTACAACCGGGTGCAGGAAAATCTTTCGACCTATCTTGCCAAGGTGACCGATTTCCAGAAGGAGGCCATCAATGAAGTTCTGGGGTTCCTGGACAGGTACCCCGAAGGATTCGAAGGGATAATGGACGTGTATCTCGGGTGATTACTGCAAGAAGTCAACAGTGGAAAGAGAATGGCGGGTAAGCGGGTCCGCAATCAGGCCCAGGTACTTATCGGCGGCCTCCTGATCGCCCCGCAGAGAGAACAGACGATACAGCACTCCGTATTCCGATTGCTGGTCGGAAGGCAGGGCGAGATATTTATCCTGTTGGATGCCAAATCCGAACAGAGTCAGTAACTCTTCCTGGGTAGGGTTGTGGTCGAATAACGTTTCCATAGTCAACCTCTAATCCTTTGATTGTAGCAATGTCAAGGAAATTATCAAACCGTCCGGTGTCATCCGTGCGGTTTTTCTGTATCAGCTTAAAAAGTTTCATACTTGGGCCAACTATGCATTGCATTTCTGATATCACGGCGTCAACAGCTGAAAAAGCACCAGGACCTATGGAGGATGCCATGCCGAAGCAGGGTAAGACCCAGACTTTTGGATCGAAGGTGAAAACATTTGAGGGCTCGGGTGTCGAAGGGCAAAAGGGAGCCGAGGACTCATCGTCGGAAGATACCTCCGAAGGTGGCGGGAAGATAATGCGTATTGTTGTTACCCCTGAACTGTTACGGGGGTTTCTGGAAAGCCTTAAACCTGAACTGCGAGCAGTGGCCCGGCAGACCCTGGACGAACTTGACGGGGTGGCTACTCCTGCCGCCGGAACCGAATCCGCCGTTGATCTTCCTGAAGAAAAGCCTGCCTTCGACAAAGCATCCGCTGAGTACAACGTTCAGATGCGGCACGGCAGGCCGCAGCGGATCTGGTTCCGGGAAGGCAAGGAAATAGGAGCTGAAGATGTCGACTAAGCAGGGAACCAAGGTTCTCGGGCTCAAAGCTTTCGGCGCCGGCACCGAGGCAACCGATGAGCAGCTGGCAAAGATAAACGGCTATGCCCTGGTTACCCTTGCCGCCGATCAGGTCTACGTCAGAAAGCTTCTCCTGGCCCACAACTGCATCGACCGTGACAACGAACGCTTCCCCGATGCGATGCTGGATCAGTTCGCCGTAACCATTGTCGGCAAGTCGCTTCTGTTTGGCCATAGTCGCAAGGATACCGGCAGCGGCCTTTTCTTCGAAGCCTCAACGGAGGAGATGACCGCCGAGCAGTTCAAGACACTCACCGGAGAAGAGCCCCGGCTGCCAGAGGGTATGGATCGCTGCAAGGTCTTGTGGGCCTGGTTCTATACCATCAAGACCGGCTCGGATGACTGGCTGAAATGGATCGATGGCGGTATCACCCGCCATTGTTCGATCGGGTTTGCCGCCGCCGATCTCACGGCGATCCGCAAGGACCCAAATGGTCCCGCCCTTTACTGGGAATATGTTCCTCCAGGAGAAGCCCTGGAGGGTTCGTTCGTCTGGCTGGGCGCCCAACCTGGAGCCACAACCCAGAAGGCTTTCGATAAAAACAAAGAAAAAAACGAAGGAGGAAAGGACATGAAAATTCTTGTTGTTGGAGTCGGAAGCCTTCTCGGCAAAACGCTTGCCACCGATATTGCTGAAGAAGCGCTTCTCAACGAAATCAAAACCCTCATAGCGGGGAAAGATGCCGAGATACTGGAGCTGAAAAAGCTTGAGGATCTTGCCGCCGATGGCAAGGCGTACCGCGATGACCTTATCGCCGACGCGGTAAAATTCGCCGTGCTGCTGGGGGAAGTCAAGGACGACGAGAAGGCAAAAAAGGAAGAGGAGGAATTCCTCAAGACCGTGCCGATCGCGCGTCTCAAATCGCAGCGGGATAAGTACGAAGCGGCGGCCCGCGCCAAGTTTCCTACCCATGCCACCTTCCAGGGAAAGGACCAGAAGAACCGCGAAGAGCGCCAGGACGAGGGTAAGGACAAATCAGCGGAAACCAGCGGTAAAAAGGACTTTACCCGGCCGGAGCACAACGAGCTATTCAAGAGCGTCGGCAAGTAATACCGGGACAATACCCCGCTGATATTCATCCATTACTTTAACTTTAACCCATACGGAGGTAGCAAAATGTTCACTCAGAAAGAGTTTTACAAGAAGTTCGGTCTTGGCGGGCTGGCGATCATGGCATGCCTGTTCCTCGTGGTCGTGGCCATGGTGTTCATGGTCAACCCGGCTGCGGCGTGCGGCATTGGCTTTCTCCCCTTCATCGGCGCGGTAAAGGTCCGTGATGACCTCCATCGCGTTCGCACCATCAAATACACCCACAACGCCCTTACCTCAAAAGACACGATCTATTATCTGAACGGGATGATTCTCCTGGCCCAGAACTCAGCGGCCGCCAACGTCGAGAATGTCTATGTCTGCACAGGGTTGATCGAGTATGCCAAAGTGGAAGCTCAGGCATGGACCGGCGGCCAGAAAATCTACTGGGACGCTGGTAACTCCCTCTTCACCAACGTCCGCGCGATCGGCCACACCCTGGCAGGTTATGCTTCCGAAGCACGGGCCAATCCGACCACAACCGGTTTCATTGTTCTCGCCCCTGAGATGCGCGCCGCTTCCAATGCCAGCCATTCAGTTATCGCCGCCGGAACCTCTGCCGCCGAAAACGACGCTGATGCCACGATAACCATTACCCTCACAGGAGTCGCCGCTACTGATGTCGCCGTGGCCTCCGTGCGGGCGTCTACCGCCGCGGTGTATGTGGTTAAAGCGGTACTCACTGCCGACACTCTGACCGTCACGCTCTCCGGTAATGGTGGGGTCGGTACCCAGGTAGACTACATCGTCACTCGGGCAGCCATCTAACAGCACGGGGCGGGCAACCGCCCCTTTAACCTTTACCCCACATTCGAGGAGGGAAACACACAATGAACTTTCACCAGACCGGTCCTTTCCATACCATGAAGCTTTTCACTGTCGAAACCTGCAACATCATGAAGAACATGGAAGTTGAAGAGCGCCGTAAAAAGCTCTGCGGCTTGCTTACTGCCTTCTTCCAGGACAAAATGCCCCAGACTCCCCTGGCGGTCGAGATTGCCAAGGAGATGGGGGTTGACGAGGAGCTGGTGGTCAAGATGCTCGGCATCCTGGCAGCCAAGGGCGCTACTGGACCAAGCGATGCCCCCAACCTGATGAACCGGCAGCTGGTGACCGCCGGCGTGTTTTACACCGGCATGGTTGATCCCTTGCTCGATTTCGGGTTCGAGGAACTGTTCGACTTCGTTGACATGCGGCAGAGCATGCAGACGAATTTCGACATCCTGGACGTATCCAACCTGATCACCTTCGCTGAAGTGAAAAGTGGCGAGCGCATGAAGAAATACGGCATCCAGGATGGTAAATCGTCCGTAGAGAAGATGATCGTGGCTGCCGCCCTGGGTATCCTGGATGACTGGATTAACTACAACCAGTACTGGAACCTCAATCAGGCCGCCGTGGAAGCCAAGTCAAAGTATTACGACAAGCAGGCGACCGATCACTATGCATTGATTACGGCCGCTGCCGTCGCCCAGGCATTCGACACCGACGACATCACCACCATCAATAATGCCTGTGCAAGCATCCTCACCGGCTGCGCCGCCAAAGGGTACACTCTGACCGGTAACGAATCCTTCGAACTCCGGGCAAATGTCACCCTGAAACAGCGAATCGAAAAAGCCTTCACCCTCACCTTCAACAGCCCCGGCCCGACGACACCGAACCAACTGGTGCATACCCTGAGCCGGAAGTATTCCACCAAGCTTTCCCTCACGGAGTACTACGTGGTGCTCCCCGGCCGCAAGATCAAGCGCGGCGTCTGGTCCGACCTTTCCGCCGAAACCGATCGGGACATCCTGATGAGAGGTACCGACGTTGCCTACTGCGGCGAATACAATGCCGGCGTGGGCGAAGTGCAGCAGGTTCGCAAGCTGGCCCTGGTGTAACACGGGGATTGAAATCAAAGGGAGAAGGACTCCTTCTCCCTTTTCTTCAGTCCCTGCCAACCCGGAGTCTCCATGTCAAAAGTCATAGCAGCGGAAATCAAAGCGCTCGGGTTCTCCCCCGAAATGTTCAGCGGCGTGGACGATACCACCTTTGATGATTTCCTCGATGCGGTTATCGAAGAGCAAGCCGAGATCTTGGAGGGCAGGATCGGATCCGCTCAATATGCCGTCGCTACCAAACCGACCGCCACCCAGGTGAAACGTGCCGAGAAGGCTCTGGTTGCTGCCGAGTTGTGGCGCCGGCGCATTGTGGTCAAGCTCAGTCAGGCAGTAGGCGCCGGTGAGGATATCTCAGCAAAATACGAGCAGCAAGCACGGCAGGAAGCTACCGCCGAAGCCGATCAGCTGGTCGAGAAGATAACCGATGGCGTGACCGTAGATTCCACCGGTGATTTTGCCGGCGGCGTCACAACCAGCAGCCACTACGATTCGGACGCCAGCAGTGCTTAACCTTCGAGTATCCGTCGATGGTGACAAGATAGTCATTCATAACCTGCAAGGATTTACCGCAGATCTGCGAGAAGCGGTACACGAAACACTGGCCGAGGACATAGCGCCCGGGATCTTCAACGAAGCATTCCTTCTTCTTTCGGGGGCAGGCGGCTTGAACGTCTACGAAGACCGGATCAGCAAGAAAGGCAACGCTTACCGGAAAAAGGTCGGGTCAAATGTAGAGGAATACACCGGGTTCACCCGCCAATCGGGAGAAGATGTCACTTTCAAGAAATACGCTGGCGCCGGAGCGTATCCCGTGCCGATCCGGGTCGGCTGGCTGAGACGCCAGCTTAACTGGTTGAAGCCTGGCCAAAGTAAAGACGGCTTCTTTGCCGGCGACCTGGAGATCATAGAATACGATGCCGCCCAATATGCGCGGGTAGTACACGAAGGATACGGTTCTTCAGCCAAATTCGGCCCCCGGCGGTACCTGACCGATGCGCTCGAACGATTCAACAAGGGAGCGCGGATAGCGGGAGCCGTTGAAGAAAAAATCCAGCAAAAACTTGATAAGAGGGGGTGAAGGTGGGGATCTCGATTGAAACAGCCGTTGTTGCCCTCGCCAATATCGGCAGTGTCGCGTTCCTGGTCAAGCGGGTGGTGGACCGGGTTGATAAGCACCAGGAGGTACTTCCCGCAGCAATAGAGACGCTTCGTATCATCTCCGAAGGACAAAAGGAGTTATTCGACAGCCGGAACGAACATGCATCCCGCTTAATGGCTATAGAAACCACTCACAAGAACAAGGGGTGCGGCAATGGCTCATAAAGGTAACGGCTGTCCCTATACGCATGTATGTCCCGATGTTTACCGCCGCCCTAAGGCCCTGTGCCCCTTGAACCCGGATAGCTGCAAGCGTCGCCAGAACTACGAGAAAAACCACATCCCTACGAATCGGTTGAGGCCGGAATGCAAGGACCAACCATCAAGCCCAATACAAAGGAGTCGCACCATGCGGTTACTATACACTCTCGTTGTTTTACTGCTGACACAAAGCATTTCTTATGCGGCCCAAACAGTGAAAATAGGCTTTCGTGCGTTCGGCAATACCACATCGGTGACCTGTACGGTGTTTGGTACTTCAATGCTGCCTCATAACAATTCCGGTACGTACGTGCAGGTCAACACTCCCGATGCGGATTACTCCCGGACATACAACCTGGGCAGAGCCGGCATGGCAAATTACTCCACTGTTGGGGTTAAGGCGGTAACGTGGAAATGCGTCAATACGGGCACAAAAACAGAGGGCGGCGTCAAAGTGTTCCTTAACGGCCTGGAGGCCCATGCGTTAACGGTTTCTGAGGGGTCTTTCGGGGTTAAGCGATGAAATTGCTACTTACCACTATCGGCATGCTGGTTGTTTTATTGGCCGGCAACGCCTGGGGCGCCGCCATCACCTCCGCACAATCCGGCAATTGGTCGGATACTGCAACGTGGACGGGGGGGGCTGTGCCTGGTGATGGGGACACGTTCACCGTCTCTGCCGGACATACTGTAACCATGTCCGACACCCGCACTGTTGGCGACTTAACCACTGCGGGGACGGTGACTGGAGTACTGGCGCTGACATCTACCGCGAACCTTATAGCAAAAGGGGAGTTGGCTGTATCTTCTTCCACCGGCAGCATTACGGCCAGTGCAGGTGCAGTCATTGACCAGAGTGGCGGTGCTTACAACCTGAAATCAAATACAACCACTGGCGGGACAAACTCCACTGTTTTCACCGGCACTGCCGACAACCGGGTTTTACTCAAGGGTGGTACAGGGAAAATTTATTACGGAAGTGCGTCTGGGGGGACAACAACTAATTGGGCCTATGTCACCGTTACCGGTTATACAGATGCAACAACCGGTATAGCTATTGCCGGTAATACTGCAATTAGTCTTGACCATGTACGTTTTCTCAATACTGGGAAAATTGTAATCGGTGTTCTCGGCACAATGCCGGGAGCCTCTCCATACAGCGTCACTAATTGCGACTTCAGGGGACAGCCTGCCGGGACATTGGTATATTTCCAAAAGAAGAATGAGCTATCAACATCAACCCGCTCTATTTCGGGGAACACCTTTGTTGCCTCATCCCCGGTCTATAATAGTTCACTGGTAACAACCAGAGGCATTCAGGGTTTTACTATCAACGACAACGTATTCTACAATATCAAGTTTTTGCCAACATCAGAAACACATAGTAATACTTTTGACGGCAACATTGTTTGGACAGACTCAACCGATGCCTCGTGGGTTGCACAGATATCCTTCTATATGGGTAAGGGTAACACAGTATTTAAAAACGGTGTACTTGCTGCAACAACAGTAAACTGGCACGGGATAAATATCTCCAATTCGACACTTGAAAATTCAGGTATGTCATATTTGGAAGATTCAGTACTGCAAAGTATCTGGGGTGGGGGTAGTGAGTCTCCCGCTAATGTAATTATGTTGAGTGCTAATGACACCACCGTTCGCCGTAATATTTTGCTTGGCACATCCTCCGGGATACTTCCAGTAGCCTCTTCAACGTCAAATAACTACATCAAGAACAATACTTTCGTAAATTATGGAGCAGGTACAACGCCGTCAACTGTGCGGTTTCATGCTTTACTCTGTGAGTTCGCTGCTAGGGTTAGTGGTGATTATGTCTTCAGCAGCAACCTGATGTATAACAACGGCCCATCTGCAAACTATGGTGTGGGCGGTACTGGCAGTGCTGACCTTACCGCAGCTGACTACAACGCTTTTTACAACATCCTTGATGCTAACCGCTACTCGAACACAACCGGAACATGGGGTGAGCACGATCTGACTGGTTCGGTAGACCCTCAATTTAAATACCCGACACGGACCATAGATACCTATGCACAAGCCAACGGCGGGACAACGATGGCTGATTATTTCCTGGGAGCTGTAAAAAGGAATGGCGTTGATAAGGACGGCAATGCAGCGGCTTTTAACGCTGTCTTTACCTCTGAGGCTTTATTGTCTTATGTCCGCGAAGGGTATGTACCGCAGAACACCACCCTCCTAACCGCTGGCGAGGGCGGCACCTACATCGGCGCGGTGCAGCCGGTGGCGGCTAGCGGTGCTGTACGCCCCCTTCACCGCAGCTTCAGTCTCAACTTCGGCATGGAGTTCTGACAAGTCTAAAAGTTACTGGCGTTCCCTCCTTCGCCGGGATTGGCCGCTCTGCAAAGGGCGGCTCTTTTTTTAGAGGCAACTATTTTGTTTCTTCCCTGCCTGATAGGCCCACCGATGGTGAAGGATGTTCAAGCCTGATAACGCTCTCAATCCTAGAGAATACTCCATAAAATGTCCGGTTGCCCGTAACATTTCGCAGCGGCATGGCGTGTGCCGGAGTATCCTGTCAGAGATACAATCTGCGTCTTCCCCGTCCTATTTCTAGGACACTACAAGCGTATCAGTCGCCCCGCTCATAGTCATTTCGAACCTTGCGGCTCCCTCAGTATAGGGTCGAAACAAACTTTGTCTGCTAGCTGACACTTAGCCCCATTCTCTACTGTTTGCCAAGGCCCGAAAATGGCGGGGCCGTAATTCCGATACCAAAACAAAACGGCCCTATGAATAATTTCACGAGGGCCGTTCCTTTATAATCTTCACTTGTGGTGATTGTAATGCCTAGGGGATAATAGACGCGAAAGTTTTGACCATTTTTGGTTATCTGATTCCACCAAATGTGGTCTTTGTTATCGGAAGCGAATTTGAAGAAAGGGACTATTTTCACGCAAAAACCCCGGCTGCCTTGAGTTTGCGAGACTAACCGGGGCCGGGGTTCTTGGTACTGCACTGGTTGTATGAAATGATACCGTTGTCGGTGGGTTAAGTCAAATCTTCACCCGGTTAATCTCGCGGTACAAGATATACCACCGATAATGAGAACACTGCAAGCAAAAAGTTTACTTGTTACTCAGTCAGCGTGAAATCCACGTAAAACTTCTGCCCCGGCTTAAACTTCCCGCAAAGATCGGGATTGTTCACGGTCAATGTCAGCGAACCTGACGGCGTAAGCGGGCAAACGTGTTGTCTTCACTCTCACCATTTGGGCTAAAAGGTGCGTTTCCACAGACCGGATACGCTGACAGTTCTTCCCCTGTGACATCCCCGTTTACGCCTACGATACGTTTCACTTGTCCTATCTGCATCTTCGCTCTCATCATACTGGTTAATCTCCTTTACTTGGATTTCAGCGCCGTCACTTCATTCCGCGCTTCCTGGGCAAGCGTCTTGACTTTCATCAGGGCGAGTCTCAGCCTTGTCCCTGCTGCCTTGATTCCCTTGTCGTAAAACTTTACAGCGTCATCATCTGCGGCGGCGATTGCTTCCTTGAGTTCCTGAAACTTATTCATGTGCTTCCTCCTTGGTTGGTGTGGTGCTATTTTTTCTTCTTTCCCTTCTCAAGAGACGCAAGACGTATTGCGTCGATTACAACAATGGCCCTTTGATCTCAGCTACAGTGATTATGACCCCTGGACAATCCGCGTAAACCTTCTTCACTTCCGGCATCAAGGCTACTTGCGAATCGTCTTTCCAAATAACGCCGGTCAACGCGTCTTTGACACAGCGCACGAGTTTATCAAGGTCAGGTTTTACCGTGTGCCATACAGGAGCATCGGGGCGCAACTGTTCGCTGTTCTTGCCGGCGCGGTAATGCCCCTTGATGCGCGGCATGTGGAAGGTAAGCGACAGTTTGACTGGTCCAAACATCATCGGCATGTTCTGCATCTGAGCGATGGTTCCTATCATCGAGGCCCACGGTTTTTGTTTATCCCCGTTGGTCTGTGTGACGATTGCCCTATGCTTGCCGGATGCCTTGTTTTTGATGACGAAGGCTTTTGCGCTGCCTTTAGCAACCGGGACACCTGGGACGAAGAAGGTAATCATTATCCCTCCACTTCAGGCGGGTCAGGCCATTCTTTGTCATCGTCTTCTTTGGGAGAAAAGAGATCCCTGACGTTACTGACCGACTGTTCAGCGGCAAAGTTGAAATCAGTCTGCAACTCTTCAGCGGTCAGGGTGACGGTTTCAACTTCCTCGTAAGTGTCGCAACGGATGATCCTCTTGACACCGTGTGGCACGTCGAACTCAGCGTAGCACTGCACGTCGCGTTCTTCGCAGCCGGCCTGGGTGATTTCGGCAATCTCGACGTAGCGTTCTTCTGTTTCATCGATCAGCTTCTTCGCCGCCTTGTCATACGCTTTCTTGTCGAGCTTCGCCTTTGTCCAAATGTTGATGAGGCGGGACATCTCTTCGCCGTTCTCCGACAACTCTTCCTGGGATAACTTGACGGGAAGTTTACGGGTGAACGGTTTGGACGTGTTGCCAGTCGAGACGGCTTCTGTCGTTTCAGGAATCGAGTTGGAATGATCGGCAAGACCATTGACTTCGTTTGTCTCGTCTCCTGCGGTAAAGCTGGTAAAGGGGCTGAAACACTCAAACTCTCTCCCCTCGCCGCCTTCCTGGGTGCAATCCGACCCAGCTTCTTTGCACGTTTCCAGTCTTTCACATTGCATTTGCTACCTCCTTTGATTGTGTTGCAAATAACACTGCTTAAGACTAGAAACGTG